TTGAGCTGGCCCAGATCATACGTTTTCTTGTCTTCCCCAGGGGCCACCGGCCCCGCGCGGGTATACTTGCCCGGCGCACCCGACAGTTTGGATGGGTCGCATTCGACGCCATGCAGGATCTTTTCGGACACTTTGCCCGAAACTGCGCCGTCGTATTCCATGGCATCGCCCTTAGAAGCGAAGGGCGTGTCGTTGGAGTTGTATTGCGTTGCGAGGATGATTGAGCCCACCTGGCCGTTTGACGCGACGAAGTCGGTCACCGTTGAACGGAAAGTGAAAATCATCTGGTGGAACGTGTACTCGTCGTAGTTTGCCGCGACCTGCGCCAGCCACGGGAACGTCGTGGCGAGTGCAGGGTTGAGGCCGAACACTTGGTTCTGGAACGTGCCCGCCGTGACAGGACCGAAGATATCAGCGATATATTCCTTGTGGCTGATGGTGACAGTGTTGGGTCCTTCGTGGAACACAGGGATCCCCTGACCGGCACCGTTGTCCACGATATCGTTGCTGATGGCGTGATGAGTCGTCTCGTAGTCGCCGATTCCGAGCGCACCCGTTACGCCTCCGATTGCCTGGCCCACTGGGCCGAACATGCCCCCGCGGGCCGCACCACCCAGTGCGTGCCGGATACCGGAGGTTTTGTTCCAGAGGTCACCCCAGAAACCGCCACGGCCGGAGTACAGGCCGTTGCCGCGGTAGTGCCAAGCCTTGCGCATAGCAAGCTGTTCAGGCGTAGCCTGAATAGCGGTAGGGCCGAACTTGGCCACTGAGTCCGCTGAACCGCGGACCCAGCCGGTAGACTTGAGTGTTTGGTAGGGCGCCCGCCGTGCCCGCTTCTTGCCGCGCTTTGCCTTAGGCATTCGAACATTCACAGTAACCGCTTTACCACGCATTTCAGACGGGTTTGGTTTCACTCACTTGACAAGCAAAGGCGTCTGAATATTAGGATTAACATAGGGTTAGTGTTAGGGTTAGGGTTAGGGTTAGTCATCTTTTAGTCTAACCCTAACCCTAACCCTAACCCTAACCCTAACCCTAACCCTAACCCTAACCCTAACCCTAACCCTAACCCAAATGGCACGCTTGCCATTTGATTACGAGCGTGAGAATTTGCTGATGCAAGAGCGGTTAGCTCGTGCTGCACAGCAGGCAGGCATTGTTGCGGAAGCTCGCCGTCAAGCTCGTATAGCCGCCGCTGCCCGTCAGCGGCGCGTTGAAGCTCGCGCTGCGCGTGATGCTGCCCGCTCCGGCGGGCTTTCGGAAGTGTTGGGGTTACCATCTCTCAGCGCCGCTGAGCTTGCACGTGCGTTACGTCGGGAGAGTCTCTACGATGTTTACGGAAATCGTAGAGCTTGAAATGTATCTAAGGAGCCGCCCGGAAGGGCGCCGCGATCGCCTCTATATCCCGACACCACGTCGCTCTTATTTATAAGAAAAAAGCACTAATCTTCAAGCGGTTCAGACACCGTTGTGAACTCAGCTTGCATGTTGTGTATTTCCCACCGGTCAGCAGACAGCTTTTCCATGTCCGGCAGGAAATTGGCGAAGATGAGAACGTGTGGGGGTTTGAAGATGACCATTCCAGATTCATACTTGCCAGAGAAGAAAATGCCGTCTTTGCACGACTCGATGGCCTCGTACGAGACGAAGTCTTCGAGCGACCGTGGCAGGCCGAAGAGCACAATGCGCGGCTTTTTCTTTGTGACGGCGATAGCCGATTTGATGTCCGCTGATTTGCCTTGCACGTATATGGCCGGCGAGAGGTTGCACACAATGTGCTTGGCGAGCGAAGTCTTGCCCATGCCTCCTACCGGGTCATAGTACCAGTGAATTTTGCGGTCGTCAGGATCTGTCTTAAGTAGCTCGAGTACCTCGACCTGCCAAGGGCGAGGCTTGTCGAGCTTAAAGACGTACGGAGACACCTTTGGCTCCGGCAGTTCTGTGCCAAAGATCCATGGGCCGCCCAGGCGGCCTTCATCTTTGGAGCAGTATTCCAGCGAAGCGTTCCAGTCCTTGCATGGCTCTAAGTGCCAGCCCTCTACGATCTTCACCACAATGGGGAAGTAGCTGGCCGATTTGAGCTGAAAGCATCCCTGAAAGTGGGGGGTGCCGGAGGCACCCTCCTCTTTTTGGAAGCAGTAGACCGTAGACCCGCGACCGCGCAGGATTTCTCCGAGCTCGTCGCCGTCCATGGTCGGATTATTGAGTGTGAAACACCAACGTCTTGATTGCGGCCCCTGATGCGAAGGCTGCAGGGGAAGAGCAAAAGAAAGTACCATTACTGACTGGAGAAACCACTGTGAACAGTGGTTATAGTATTACCTCCAGTCAGTAGACCTGCGATACCGGCTACTAGGGATGCAGGTCTCTTTTCAAGACTTCTGAACTTCCTCGACCAACTCGAGGATCTCATCGATCACCCATTCGGCGGGGGCATCGGTGATGTATTTGTTGATGACAATGTTCTGAAGCTTGATGACGAGTTCATTCTTCGTGATTGAACTCACCTTGATTTTCTTGGCAGGCGGAGCCTGCTCGAACCCCGGCCCCACTGGGCCGGGGTCCACAGACTCAGGCGCAATGCGCTTTTTGAGAGCCTCGGTACGCTGGATGTGCGCGGCCAGCGTCGCGTCCGCGTGAACCTGGGCGGCATTGACCACCTGCTCCATGGTGGGCTCCGGCGCAGTCGGAACGCCCGGGAATGAAGAGGCGTCAAAGGACATGATTGCTAGTACAAGGAAAATAAGCCAAAGCACCTTTGCGATTATTTTTACGTGAATCGGCACGAGACTCGAGCGTACAACGCGTTACGGGCTGAGTCTGAACCGATACCAGATCCAATCACTGGCTAGTCTGTACTCAGATCCTTATCCTATGCAGGGGATCTGAGCTTAGTTGGGTGATGCGTGCATCATACCGACGTAGAAAAAATGGATGTTTATATATGCATCACAAAAAATAAATAAAGCTTTAGCGCCGGCTTGTTGATTTTTTGTGATGCACATTTGCTATAACGAGCGCTTTTGATTTCACCCATTTGACAATCAAAAGCGCTCGTTTATGTCAGCGTGGTCCCACGTTGACTTGAATTCTAATAGCATTTGGGGCGACGGGCCCCTATATGGTATTGTGTCCTACACGACGAATAGTGCTCGCCCTGTGCCTGCTGCTATTCGCCGCATTTTTGCTGCAGCTCGCAAAGTTCGCTTTGCTGAGTCTGTGCCCTCCGCCGCCCCCGGCGCCTCCAGTTCTCCGCAATCTGTGGCGGGAGATAAGCGAAAGCGTTGCGGAACTTGTTTTCAGGTCGGGCACAACGCACGAACCTGTAAGCAGTAATGGCCGATCGTTCGCGTGAGTGGGAGCCTGAGCGACCTTGGCTCATGCATCCAGGCCATGGTTATGTCGATCCAGCTGATGTCCTTTTGCCAAGTGGGGACCACTCTGCATTGGACATGAGCGGCATAGATACCGCGGCGTCGTCACGCCGCGGTTCGATATCACCATCAGCACTTTACAGTCAGATGGATAGGCAGATGTTGGGGATAAAGAGCACTAAGCGACGGTCGAAGTCTGGTACGTACAACGTTCGGGCGTTGGATGCCATCGTCGGCTTAGCTGCCTCGGGCTACTTTACGGCACAGCCGAAGAAGCGTAAGCGCCCTGTCCCTACACAGACTGCTTTAGGTTTTATAAACGTACCGCATTGCGCGCCTACTAAGAGCAAGAGGACGCGTTATTATTGAATTACACACCCCAAGGGATGACCGCATCAGTTTGGGGGCTGCTGATAATAGGTTCGCCGGTGCGAGCACTGTTGAAACCGGTGTTGTACACCGTCACGCTCACATTTGCGCTCACTAGCAGGGTTGAGCCTGCGCTGAACGTGATAACGTTGTCCTGGCCCATCGCCGACTGCGCGCTAGTCGGCGAAGTGATGCGAACGTGAACGCGCTGAAGCGCTGAAGGCTGGTCCACACCTGCTGTCGTCTTGACTTGGCCTTCGTAGCTAAGCCAGCTGCCTTGCGTCCAGATGTCGTTGATTGCAACGACGCCTGGAGAGCCAGTGTCACCCGTTACCATGGCACCAGCCGTGCCCAGCACGCTGACCGTGCTTCCGATCATAACTTCTACGTCCCCAGAGAAAGTGTCTGGGAAGACGTAGTACAGTGTACCTGTTGCGAGGGGGTACTGTGGCGTAGTACCAGGGGCGGCTGTCCCCTGGTAACTTCGCACCAGCATACCACCGATGCGATTCTGCTGGCCGTAGCCCAGCTGCAGAAGGTCGAGAGTCGTGGGGTCCACGATAGATGCCGTGTCGCTCAGCACGAACATATCCTTCTGAATACCCAGGCCGCGGGTAATGAAGAACTTCGGCTTGCGGAGTTCGACAGTGTACGAAACCCAGAGCTCGCCCAGAGCCTGGTTGGAGAACGTGGCAGGGGTGTTGGAGACGGAGACGTTGAGCTGGCCCAGATCATACGTTTTCTTGTCTTCCCCAGGGGCCACCGGCCCCGCGCGGGTATACTTGCCCGGCGCACCCGACAGTTTGGATGGGTCGCATTCGACGCCATGCAGGATCT